GAAGAAATGAGTTCATTAGTTACCAGTTACTTTGGTATTGGCAGAAGCCCAGAAAGCCTTATCAACGCCCTTGCCACCATCGCGCTTTGCAGCGTTCTCGTAGGTAGCACTGACCTTTGATGTAGCCTGACCAAGTAGGGCAAGTGACTCCTTGCCATTGTTGGCTGCATTCTCATAAACAGGGCTGACCTTTGAGTAGTCAGCAGTTGGGCTAAAATTCTTGGTAGCCATTGTATCTCCTTACCGCCTTAATGCGGAGTAAAATGATTATGTTTCCGTAGGTTATCAATTGCGGGAATTGCGCGCAAATTCCACGGAACATGCAAACCGCAAACGCTCTTGCCGTTTAATGGTACAATATGATCAACGTGCCATTTCTGACCCGTTAATTCGGTCATTAGAGCAGCGTACTCATACGGCCTGTTAAACATTTCTGGTCCTATGTTTGGTAGTGTTGCGTGACGTTTACCTAACCGATATGCGACTTTACGGGCTTTGTATCTTGGATGCTTGTGCCACCGCTCTTTAGCTTTTAGCCTTATGCGCTCCTTATTAAGAGCTGCCCATGCGGCAGACTGCACCAGTTTCTTATTTCTATAGTCGGCATCTGTCCTATAGCGTACAGCGCATTTTTTAAGCTCTTTACATCGTGCGTTAGGCTTTGCTTTTCTCCATGCACTGACGGCAGATACAACGCAAGTGTTACACTTATTTAGTCGGCCATCTCGCATTCCGGGGTGCTTGTGAAAGTCCCCAATAGATTTTTCACAATTACACCATTTACAATGTTTTGTGATCAATACCCAAACACCCCACAAGCAACATCATATCCCGGTCGCCTCGTCGGGTTCGACATGTCCCACGGCATTTCAATTGACTTGGGGCGACTGGTCACACCGTAACGCAATGCGTCGTAGGCATGATCTTCTGCCGTGGTATCAACATCCTCCGGATCATTATTATCCAGCGGAAGCTTAGGAAGAGTACGGATTAGGTTGCGGCAGTTTGAAAAAATAAACAGCGATGGCCTTCCTTCCTCATCTAGAGACAAGCGGCGATGTAGCTCCAGCTTGCCACTCTTTCGACTGTTTGGACTGCGGTCAGATGGCCGCCAGCGGCAACCATTCGCAATCATTGTTTCTGCGATAGACGGTCCTACCTCACCACGCTTGGCCCACGCCGAGGCGTCGAGCACACCGTAGCGAATTGACTCACCCTCTTCTAATTCCAGCACACGCTGTGCAAATCGGTCGGCCGTCAGCTTGTTTGCGTACAACTCTCTATAGGCGTAAAGGTTGTTGTCGTAATCGACTGCAAACCAGAGACAGCAAGCAGGACTGGTATACCCCCAGTCCGCAGCCCGAAAACGCTGCCAACCGTGCGGAATTTCAAACGGCTCAATGACGTGTACTTCCTTTTTAAAGTCGGAGAAGGCTGCGTTGTCAAACGCATCCCAATCACCATATAGGAAGTTACGTCGTTGAATTTCTGGTAGCGAGGCTAGCATCGTGATGTAGCTAGCATCGTACGTCATATAAGGGTTATCGAATACGGTAGCCGGTACGAACCGACGACTTATCGAACTGTGAATGACGCCAGTTGGCGTGGGAACTTCAATGTCAATAGTGAACCGGGTATTGGGTGGCGCAGGATCAATAAACATCTCCCGAACCCATGCCGACCCAATACATCCCGGGTTCCCCGTTGCGCGCATGAACGTTGGCAGCGTGGGGTCAGGTGATCGAAGCGAAGAACGCAGGAAGTTCCACAAGTCGGGAGTCGGGAACAGCGGCAGTTCGTCTACACCAATCCACGAGTACGACTGGCCTAGATACCTATAGGCATCTACATCAGTTTCGCAGTAACCAAATTCAATACGGGCACCGGACGGAAATCTCCATTCCTTTTCCTGTTCGCGCCACTTAGCGCCGGGAATGGCCCTTGGGTAAAGTTGCTGTGACTTGGCAATCATGTCTCGAAGTTCCGGCATCGTACGACGCAGGATCAGCGCACGGTGATTCTTGTTGTCACAGTAGCGAAGCGGATCGGCCAGCATGGCGTAGGACTTCCCACCACCACGGGCACCGCCGTAAAATACTTCCTTCTCCGTAGCCGCCAAGAACTGTGTCTGTGGGCCGGGGTTAGGACGAAAGATGATATCTTCTTCCTTGACCGTATCCCGCAGTTCAATTGGCAGCTTTGAGATAATGTCGTCTGTAACGACACCGATCTTATTGTCAACAACACCACGCTGAGCAAGGATGGTATCAAGTTCAGCCGTTGACTTGGCAGCTAGTTTGCGGGCGTTACGAATGTTAGCCCGTAGCTTAGCCTGTTTTTCTTTTAACTGTGTTTTGGCCTTTTCCTCATGCGCGACTTTTTTACGCACACTTGGTTTCGGCGTCGGCAGAGGCGGTTTCTGGTTTGACACGGTATCGCTTCAAGTCTTTGGCGAATGTTCGTCGGAGGATGAACAGCAAGCCGTTGTAGTGGACCGGGCGATGGGACTCAGAAAACATCGAATTTAGCCATTCGGCCAGCTTGCGATGCGAGTAATCGCCCGATTTCCAGTATTTATAAGCATCATAAAGCTTCTCTAGCACGTCATCACGAGGTATGAGAAGCTTCTGATCGTACTTTGACACCTCCCAACCATAGGGAATATACTTCCCTTTCTTGGTTCGTGTCGTCCATTTTAGTCGTAATACAGCCATTAGGTCAGTTCACCTACATGGTATCTATTCCAGTCAACGCCCTTATTTTTGGCGCGCCTTGGTATATCATCATATCTATGCGTCAACCACCTGTGGTCAATCACATCTTCTTGTGGAAATATCCAAATATTATTCGAGTCGATATGAACAACGGCTAAATAGTCGTAGGCGCCCTTAGGGTAAGTATATTCTTTGCTGCCCCTAGACTTATTGCCGCCGTTTTTGACTTGCAAGTACACGTTGCCATTGCCGGTGTCGTTGATATATGCCAGCTTAACTTGAATTTTTTTGTAGCCTTTGCCATCTTTGAAGTCAACAATAAGGTCATGCCCTTCTTGGTTCTGGATAACTGGCGCATATACATCGTAGTTGTTTCGAAGCGCCCATACTACAAACAAATGCTCTGCAATTTGGCCCCGTTTACTCGTACTTATCATTAATTTGGGTCTTTCGCAGGAAGCACAAATAAGCCACCTGTGCTTTTGACTTCAATTTTGTCTGTTGGCTTCACATCCGCACGGTCTAGGACACTATTTAGGTACTTTAGCGCCGTCTCACGCCCCGGTTCAGCAGGTTTACGCATACCTAGGATAAGATTATGGGCGGCTTCTACGCTGTGAGCAGCGATTTTAGCCCGTGCAGCCTCGACAATCTCGTCTTTTAGATCGGCTAGGATGGTTGTAACGTCTGCTTTTGAGTAACCAGCCATTTCAGCAGCCAGTTTGGGGTCGCCGTTAAGCTCCTCATCAAGCAAAAGCTGGATAAATGTCTTCTGCTGCTTCGTTAGTTCCGGTTTCATTAGCAATGCCTCTCTAAGTACTCTTTGGCATCAGTGGACCGCTCTGAATCAAAGTATTTTAAATATACTTGCGCAAATTCTAGCAGCATCGGATCGTCTCGAAAATGCCCAAGCCCGCGATTACAGTGATTGCACAGCATACCACGAACTTCCCCGGTTTTATGGCAGTGATCTACGACGAGTTTTTCGTCTGATCCACAAATTATGCATTCAATCTGTGAGGCGATCATAATTTTTAGATCGTCATCGGAGGTAGAATGCCTATAATGCCCTCGGCGTATTTCACTGCGATATGAAGACCTGCATTGTCGGCACCAACTGTCTAGGCCGTTGTGCTTTTTATTGTGTAAGGGGAAAAACTCCGGGGTTGCTGGCTTTTCCACTTTACATTTTGTACAAGTTAACAGTCCCATGCGCGCCGCGCTTTGTTCAAACGACTATTTGGGTCTTTGGCAGCCTTTGGCCACATCTTTGCTTGTCCAGCCGACCTTGCGCAGTAAGATTTACGCCTTGCTGCATCCTTCTTGGTCTTAGGATTTGGGGCAGGAGCCTTAAGATTACCGCCAGTGGCCTTGTTGTAGCTGGCCCTGCCCTTTGCGTTCAGCCCACCTTTAGGGTCTTTTCCCTCAGATCGTTGCCATGCTGGCGATTTTGCCATCAGTTTTCTACCTTCTTGATAGCTTCATTAAGGGCATCCTCAAAGTTGCCCTCATAATAAGTCTTACCTACGTGCTTTAGACTAGGCTTTGGGTCGATCCAGATGCTTCCACCTGTTTCGACCCATCGATTACAGAACGTAAAATCCTCGCCCCACATCACGTTACCTCGCTGTTCAGTGTCGAACAGGCGGTAGTAGTGCTGGTCGGCGTCATTTTCATTGTCGTCAGTCAGTTTTAGCTCAGGGTGAGCTTCAAAAAGCTTTTCAATGACGCTGCGTTTCAGCAGCATGAACCCTGTGGCGATGTGTTTTGCCTCTACAAGACCTGTATCTTGGCACTGATTGACTGGAAATTTGATGTTTGTCGTAAATCGAGAGTAGTGTTGATGCCGATTTCTGTACATGACACCGGAAAAATCTTTGTCAAAGGCCAGCAGGCGTAGGATTGCCTCTGGTTCCCATCCGATATCAGAGTCGATAAACATCAAATAGTCGTTATCACTGTCCATAAAGTAACTAACGAGCTTGTTTCGGCTTCGCATAACGAGACTATCGCCAACATTGAATAAGGGCGTCAGAATAATCCCATATTGAAGCATTGTTTGCACAGTCTTTAGGAGACTGGTAACGTACTCAACAGTGAATTTATCCATTACAGGGGTGCAAAGCATAACCTTCACACCCCGCAGGTCTTTCTGAATTGTCTTTTGCATTAGTCTTTTGGGTTGCGCTTACGTGCCGTCTTGGTTCGTGGATAAGATCGGTTCACGGACTTGGGCACTGCTTCAAGATTTGATGGGCGATTATCCAGAGGATTGCCATTTTTATGTCCGATGTCGGCACTTGATCCTTTGGTGACAACACCAGCTTTTAAGGCTGCCCGACGTGCCTTGTTACGGCTTGAACGTCTGGCAATTTGTTCTGGTGATCCTTGGTAGTTTTTGTATTCATTTCGCTATCGATAGTCGCGATTGCGAGCCATCAGTTACCTCTCTCTCTTTCTTGGTCTGAAATTCAGCAATGGCTTTGCAAATAGTTACAAAGACGTCAAGCGGAGTGTCGGACCTCCAAGAATTTAGGCACCGACAAACAAGTTGGATGTTGCCAAAGCTATAAGGGCCACCTGCTTCTATTCTATCAATAGAAGCATTATATGGGAAACGCTTAGTCGCGGTCGTGTCCGCGATCTCCGCGTCGGCGCGGGCGGTGTTGAGCAGCGTGAGGAGCATGGCTCTACTCCGTCAGGTCGGCGACATGCCACCAATCGGGCTCGGCCTCGACGCCCTCGTCGTCCGGGCTCTGGAACACCCAGCGGCCGTCAGTAATTTGCACAGGAATGGCCCATGCCTTTGTATGCCCATGCTCCGCTTCCCATTCACTCGTGGCAGCATTCTTGCCATAAAGCGGGAATCTGTCGCCGTCAATTTGGGATTCGGGCAGATTATCGACGGAAGCCTTGGCGCGTCCATTGTTCCAGTCGTCGAGCACCCCATCAAACTCATCCGCTCGTGTGCGTACAGCGTCGGCGTATAGTTTTCGGGCTGCGTTTTCAGCATCGGCCTTTGCCTGAAAGATTCTGTATTTCATGTTCAGACCGTTGGTGGGGTGTTGCGGAAGGGGTGCCCAGTGGGAAGGCTGGCTTCAATCCCCCACTTCCAGGCGAGGTAGCCCTCAAGAAGTTGGCGGTCGGTGGTGGAGATGACGGAGGGTAACGAAATCAAT